CCCCATCACCGACGTCCTGAACTGGAAGCGTGCCGTCGCTAACCAGATCGGTATCCGTCCTAACAGCGCTGTGGTTGGTTCCGCTGTGTTCGATCGTCTGCTGACCTCCGAGGCTCTGCTTGATCGTATCCAGTACACCACTGCTGACTCCATCGACACCGACGTGATCGCACGTTACTTCGGTCTCGAGCGTGGAATCCGCGTGGCTGAAGGTCGTCAACTTGCCGATGATGGCAGCCTGACACCTGTGTTCCCTGAGAACGCTATCATCCTGTTCTATAGCCCTCTGGGTGCTTCTGACTCCGTGATGCCTGCTGGTGGCGCCTCCGCTGCTACCCCTGCTTTCGCTTACACCTATCAGCTCACCGGTACTCCGGCCGTTCGCCCCGAGTACTACATCCGTGAGCGTCGCGTGGTTCGTGCTGAAATCACCGTCGAGCGTGCAGTGAACATCACTGGTCTGGGTGCTACTGGTCAATACGGTTCTGGCTTCTTCTGTGCTGACGTGTTCGCTTGATTTAGAGCGACTCATATCACCATAAGGAGGAACCTCAATGCCCGTTATCGTACCAATTCCCAAGTCAGCGTTTATCGTCACCGTCAATGGGATGGAGACGATTTGGACAACGTTTTCTGGGGTCGTCGATTCGGCAGAAACGGGTCAATACGCCAATGGAACAGGGAACCGCATCTACAAAGTTGTGGGTCCCCGTTCCCTGGAGGACGTGACTCTCTCCGCCCCATACGATCCCGCATTCGCCCATACAATCGAACAGATCTGGGCTGATTACAACTGCGAGTTCCTTACTATCACCATTCAGCCTACTACTTGCGATGGTGAAAACCCCAATAACACTCCTTACACCCTCTACGGTTGTCAGCTCCAGCAGCTGACCGTTGCCGAGATGGACCGTGAGTCCGGTGATGTTGGAATGATCGAACTTGTTTTCACAGTCAATGACTGGAACTATGGATAAATCGTAATCCATTCTACTTTAGCCTCGTCAGTTTTGCTGGCGGGGCTTTTTTCATGTCAAGGGTAAAATCCAATCAATAGTAATCGCGTGTCGTCGGGTTGAATGGCAAAGACACAGTTTGGTCCTGGAGTAATCGTAACCTCTAAGTTCCTCAACGGGGCTCAGCAAATCTTTTTCGACGGTGTCGATGAAGATTGGCATTATCCCCCCATTGACATCAACGACATTCAGCGTGGTGGAGAGCTTGGGATTGACGGTCTTTATGTGACCATCGCTACAGACCAAGTTTATGGCGGAGTCCCGGTAATCGGGTCTAAGTCTTTCATGAACTTGATTTCTTTCGGAGACGAAGTCTCAACGGTTGCGGCTTATGCACCCAAGTCCTGGAACACAAATGCTAAGTTCAACTCGCCTGGTGCAAATGCCTCTTTTGCTGCCAAATATGCTGAACTAGACGACGAAGATATCCTCACTAAAGAAGTCCTTTCAGAAAGAGTAGACAACTTCCCTGTCATCGACGAAGGAAGCTTCTAAGCAATGCCAAGTTTTGCCCCGTTACCTAATATCGAGCTTGACCCTCGTACGGAGGCTGAGCTAGTACAAGCCGCTGCACGTCGGGTATATGAAGCATCCGCGGCGACTCTGAACGATTTTTCCTCTGGCTCGCCTATCATGGCGTTGCTGGAAGGTCAGGCATTTGCTCAGTCAGAATTTTTACAGTTTGCTAACCAGTTCCCTGAGGCTGTTCTGGTTGAGTGGATTGGACCATTCCTCGGTGCTCAGCGTAAAACTGGTGCTGGTGCCGTAGCCGAAATCACAATCAATATCGCCCCCAGGGACGATCAGTTTGACGTCTTCGAAGGATTCCAGGTATCTACTGACCCTGCTATTACGGGCGGAGAGTCCATTGGTTTTGTCACGACCGAACGCCTAGTTATTCCGGCAGGTCAATCAAGCGGAAAAGTGAACGCTATTTCGCTCTTCCGTGGAATCAATGCCAATGTTCCTGCCGAGTCCATTACCCGGATTGGCACATCGCTTTCCGGCGTAACCTCTGTTATCAATGAGGAGGCCGCGGCAGGTGGACAAGATCCCGAGCTCCTCTCGGAAGTCAAAGAGCGTTTCTTCTCTCTGATCCGTCGTCGCAACCCAGTATCGGCAGAGGACTGGCAAGACTTTTTCTCAGATGCTCTCGGAGTAGGAACCACAACAACGGTTCTTCCTCGTCGTAGTGAGGGACAGACGTACCGTTACGGCGGACCCTTCGAGAACCGATTGGTATTCGGTCAGGAGGCACGATATGGCGGCGACTATATTCGGACCAACCCTTCAGTCGCGTTCTTCATTTTGAATCCAGACGGCACGCCAATTACCTCGGCACAACAATCCGCTCTTACCAATCTGATTCGCTGGTCACTCCCAGTTGAGTTTCTAGGGTTCGTATATCCGATGGAGGTCAATGACGTTGACTTCGTGATCGACCTGAAGTACGATCCATCTAAGCCTTACGCACAGAACGTACCTAACTTCACTCAGATCGTTCGGAACAACCTTTTCTCGGTGATGACACCGAATGCAGTGTTCCCGGTTAGCTACGACCAGCAAGTTAGCGACGTTGAAGGTGCCCTGAATACGACTTTCCCTTTGACTCTGGGGGTCACGAACCAATACCTGGATCCTGATATCGTCTCAATGAAGGCGTATCACTCTCCAGTGGGAATTGCGGTTGCTGAGTTCCGTGGTCTTACTCCCAAACCTTTTGACAGAGGATTTGCTATCCAAGAAGACGACTTAGTTCTGGTTCAAGGCAATGTTAGTGGCACGTACTACCCTTCTCTGGAAAGCTTCACACCTCAGAACGATACTCGTCGTTACCATGTGAATAATGGTGATATGGACGTGGAGCTCATCCGAGAGCTGACTCCCGGATCATACACCATTGGCGACGTTGTTGTAGATACTGTTAATGACTCCTTGCATGTTGTTCTGGGTTCTTTTGAGTACGAATCCCGTAGAACTTTTGCTCAGCTAATTGAAGCAGGTTTCCTTAGCGAAGCCAAGGTATACACTGCTTGGATCGCGAGGGAAGTTAATCCCTTGAACTCTGACGGTGCCTACGATCCTCCGATCTTTGAGTTTGTCCAAGGGGACTTTGAGACAACGACGAGCATCCCTACTCTTCCTCAGGACGTTACAGAAAACAAGCGTCCAGGATACCCTGTGTATGTTCCTAACCGAGCTTTTGAGATAAAGGAAAACACCACATCTCTGGGAACTGCTCAGAATGAGGGTTTGGTTGATGATAATTCTGTAACAGTTCATATCCTTACCGTTGGTGAAACATACAACGCAGGAGAATACGTCAAGACTCCCACTGCTAACGAGCTTTCTTCGAGTGAGATCAACCGGGAAAACTGCTACTTAGATCCTAACCAAGGTGTAACAGAGATCTTTATGAAAGTGGAAGAAGGATTCACTTTCCTGTTAGACGAAGATGATCTGGACTACCGTAAAGCTGTAGATGACCTAGTTCTTGACAATACTCTCAAAGTAGTAGAGGTCATCCTTTTCCAGGATTGTAGGGGGCAGTCTACATTTGACAATAAGCCTTTCCGCTATCAGGCTCGTTTCTTTGCAGGCGAGTATCTTCGCTATCGCCCTGAGGGTGGCTTTGATGCTGCCGAGTTGGAACAATGTCAGCAACAGCACGACGCTTGCACGAACGTAACAGACAACTGCCGTAAGCTTCTGGAGGCTAACCTCCCTCTTCCTCGCTACTTCTTTGCTCTTCAAGACTTCACCCCGACCACGGCTGACCTGGATAAGATGATTGAAGACGAGCTCATCGTTGAGGTTGAAAGTGATACTTTCAATGCAAATTATATGGCTCGGATCCCTTTGACTTCTTTGGTTACTCCCGCTGCAATTACTGATTATTTGGTGGCTTCGGAACAAATCGGCGACTCTTCGGATTTGACTATTGGTGAAACTGTAATCGTTGTCGATGAAAACGGAAATGCTCGAGGCTTGTATTCTTGGACCTCTACATGGTCTGAGCTCGCCCCGTCACTTCCCCAGTTCCGGGACATGTTCCGTTTTGCTCCTGGCGACGTGGCTTCCTTCCGAAGTGTATCCGAAATTCGGACTTATAAAGCAACTAAACATGTGACTCCACTTCTTGACCTGGAAGTTTACTACGACAATGGCGTCTTCGAGCGAGCCAATGTTTCCGAGACCGTAAAGTGGTTTGATCCGGACTACCATTTGGAGGACGTCATTTATAACGAGGACCGTGGAGCACTTAGCTTTTATCGTGTGATCACCTCTTTCACGCCTCCCGAAACTCGCGTAATTTCAAGCGGTTCCCCACAGACTTCTACTCCAAGGACGGAGGAAATTTATGGAAATCTCTTGAAGTTCAATGTTTTTGCAGAGTGCTCTGACTCACTTACTTCCCGTCTCCGTGATGAAGCATCTACAACAAAACTCGGGACGTGTCAGCTAAATCTGACTTCTAAATCAATTGGCTCCAAGACAGACACTTTTGTCTTTGAGTCGACTAATACGTCTGGACAAGCAGCAGCACTCTCCAAATCGCCCGGAGATGGATTCCTTTTTGGTCCTGTAGACTATGGTAGTGGCACACTGGCGTTATGACGACAAGGCAGCAGATATCTGAGCCAGTAAAGACTCAACCATTGGCTGATGGCGTAGTTCGCCCAAGAGTAGCCACTGAAGAAGCACTTCGGATTCTTGATCTCAAGCCAGTTCCGACTGTTTGGGGCCGAGACAACGGTCGCCCTATCTACGACCGCTTGCCTGCTGAATCTCAGCAGTATCAAAAAGCTTACGACCGGGACCAGGTATACGTTTATCTAGACCCGAGATTTGGCAAGCCATTTGGAGCGGGAAGCCTTCAAGTTGGTAAACGAGAGGAAGATTTTAGCATTCTCTTTGTTGAGAGTGGTGAACTTACTTCTTCCCTCGGGCAAATCAAGGTTGGAGCATACGAAGTTGACATCTCTGAGTTGAACTTTGGAGATGGTCTTACTGACGGAACCTATCAAGTCGGATATACGATTGCTCTTGAGATTCCGGAAACGAACTCGGTTGTCCCGGGCTACTCTCCTATTCGTGTTGTTGACTCTTCCTTAGCTGAAGCAGCTATTGCATTCGAAGCCAATGCAGCCTCAGAGTATCATAGAGATTACTTTGCAATCTCAGAGAGCAATTCCTGGTGGCCGGGCTCCGAAACCAACGCTGGAGACTACTATCCAGGCTCCTGGTACGTTCTCGACTTCCGGACTTCGGTAAAGGCGGAAAAATTCACCATTGAATCAGATCCGACTCAGCCAGCTCCCACGGCAAGCCTCAGCGTATACTACTCCGATGATGCTATTCTCTGGTACAAGAAAACTCAGGTTGCTCCTACTGAGGGTGGTTGGGAAGCTGAAATCACCGGAACAGAAGAGCACAGGTACTGGAGATTTTTCTTTTGGGACGGAACAGTCTCAATCAAACAAATCCTGTATACGGGAGTGGCCTACTTTCCCGACTTGCGAGTCACCACCGAGGTCCCTACGGCAACGCCTTACATCGACAATTTCTTTGAAGAAATTGAAGGGGAGTATATTCTCTTGGCCTCGTTTGAGGTAAAAAATGATAGGGTCCAAGGAATCACCGATTATCGTCGTATTAGCACGACTCGCTACGACCCAGTAGCAAGCTGGCTTACTTCGTTTCAAGACGAGAATGTCCGGTGTTTGTTTGATGATGTTGAGAACTATTCAACTAAGTTCCTTGCACCTCCCACAGCGGACTATCATTTTTATGAAGAACTTGATGATAGCGCCTGTTTCGGTTTAGGAGAAATTGATTTAGACGGAACCAATCTGTCCATTCTTTTCCCGGACATTGTGGAGTTGGATCAGGACGGTCAAGATGTTACAATTACAGATGACCTTTATCTCTCCACGGAAACAGTTCGAGAAATTGTTCAAACTCGGGCTGATCCGCAGGAGTTTGAACTAGAAGTTGACGGTAATATCAGCGTGACCGTCAATCAAGGTGAAATCACTCCTCAACAAGTTATTCTTGTCGAAGACCCTGATGATCCTTCTGACCTCGCCACGCGAGTATATGCAAACGATTACCTCAGAAATAGCTGGAGCTTAGATAATGGCCTCTACTAGAGTAACAGCCGCCGATGTTCAGATCACTGGGATCCTTGACATGCGGATGAACCAGGTCACAGGACTTCAGACAGATCTAGCAATTTATCCTACGCAGGCAAGCGACGGTGCTTCAAAGGCATACGTGGACTCGGTTCGCGACGACATTGTCGATAACCTTCCCAATACAGCAGATAACGGGACGTACTGATGCCAAGACCAGTATTCAATATTGAGGAATACGAGCTTCGCGGTGTTGTCCCTGAGGTCTACACCAAAGAGCAAGAAGAGCGACTAAACAAAACGCTCTCCCGTGTTCAAGGACAAATCGATTGGACCGCTCAACTCCTCGGTTTCAACGGACCTAACTATTGGGGCGAACCCAACCCTAAGGCAGACTTTTCCTACAACTGGGAAGGTTTACCTCAGACTATGAACGAAAAGCGCCAGATGCAAGTCGGCGCTTATGGCGTATACAACAAAAACCTAGACTACGATCAGTGGCCTTCACCTTTCAATCGGTCGAAGATCAAAGCTTCTGGTGATGCACGAGTTCATATTTTTGAACGTGGTGACATTACATTCCTTTCTCCTTTGGGACAAGGGGAGGAGATCGATTATTCTGAAGACCAGGTCTTTTTTGTCGGTGCTAGCTATACTTTTGATGCCAAAGTAGAGTTTACTATTTCTGGCGGTGAAGCAGTTGATGAGACTCTCAAAGTAGAGTACTTTTACGTTGCAGACCAAGAATGGACACGAGTCAAGATTCTCGAAGCAGTCGAGTTCATAACTGTTCGCAAAGCTGATAGTGAATCTAAAGTTGCTCAAGTCAATATTCTTCAATGGGAGGACATTACAGATTGGACCCCAGAAGCAGTAAAAAACCAATTCATCGGTCTCTGGGGCAATAAGGGTAACACCCTTTCGATGGACTTCGCTTTTGATGCTCTAGACCTCCATGGTTTTGAAGAGCGATGGTCTCTCAATTACCCCGAGGAATCAGCTCTCTGCGTAACTGTAGATGAGTTGATGGATCTTGCGGGACTTGAGCCCACTGAGTATACCAAGTTTTACAACGACAAATTCGTCTTCTATATTGGGGAAAATTGCGATGCTGCAACTCCAGCTCCGCCGTTTGATCCTTTTGAAGACATTGACAACGGGCTTTTCGACCCCGGTCAAGTGGCTCCTACTGATGAACTGGATAACGGAGTTGAGGGGTCGTCCACACCACCCACCCCTCCTGGCAAAGATTCGGGAATATACGAGCGGGTTCGGGGCGAAGACACGGGGTATTTACCGGACGGGACTCAGTTTTTCGAGTGCGAACTGGATTGTTCCTACAGTATAACCATAGAGCAAAACCTTTCGGAAGCAGAGGACTGCCCTTCGGATCCGTGCCCGAATGAACCCCAGTATTACAGCGGAATTGGCTCATTCTGTTTTAACTACACTCCACTTGCAGAGTGTGCTGCAATTGAGTTTCCTTGTATTGAGTGGACATTCGACCCCACTCTTGATGACGGTGAGTACGAGCGGGATTTTGGTATTACCGACGGACCATGGGCAACCGCTAACGAAGGTGAGTATGACCGAGTTTTAGCCTGCGATGGTTCCGTTACCCAGGGAACTGAAAGGTGTGATAGCGACCGGAGGTGTGGATTTGATGATGGGGAGTATGATGAGGTTGTCGGGGTTGACGATGACGGGGATCCCCTAAATTGTGACTCTGAACCCGAATCAAACGTAGCTTGTGAGGAAGCTGACGGAGGTTTCTACACTCTTGCGGGTGCCCCAGACTATGACGATTGTGATTGTGATGTAGAGTGTTGTCTCGTCGATAATGGTCTTTATCTTGGAGCTGGAACGACTTATACAGGTCCGGACATTATAAATGGCGGAACGATCAACGAATCCTGCACTCTTTACTCAAACGGAGTGTATGAATTTGTCGGCGACGCGGATTGTGAACTCGACAACGAAGAATATGATGGATCCCCTATTGCTGCAACAGACGAAGTTGACGAAGGTGAGTATGACCGTGTCCTAGTAGGTTGTGAACCCTGTGAAGATCAGGGTGCCGGTGGCAACGTAACCAACTGCGAAGTTGACGATTACCGGGTCAATTTGGTCAATACTCTTTTCAGCGGACTCTCATACAAGATGGAGCCGAACATTCGGAACTCCCTCACTCCTCTCCGGGTATGGAAAAATCACGTTCTCACCGTTACCGACCAGGCACCTGGAGATGGGACCGAGTACTACAACTACTTGGTCGCAGATGAGAACCGTGGTCCCGAACCCGAGGACTC